GGGGTGGGACGCTCAATTGCTCCTATACTTCTGAGTAATTTTCTTTGCAAGGCAGCATCTGGGTTTGCAGCTAAAATAGGATTGATTTGATCTACTGCTGTATTGTATTTTTGTTTTTCAATAATCTCTTTTTTTATGCCTTTTGGATTGATAAAGTTTTTACTGGAGCCTACCTCTCCGACAAAATCTGACTGTACTCTAAAAATGTCAGCATATTTGTCTTCTGGTTTAATATTTAGCTCTTTTAAGCCTTTTTCTATAGTTTCTAGGGATTCTGGACTAAAAAAATCCACTCTATCAAGCGGCAAAGTTTCAAGAGCTGCAGCATCTTTGATAGCTTTGTATCTTTTAAATGGCTTATTAGTACCTACCCCATCAAACGCATAAGCTGTGTCGCCTGTAATTTTTTGAGGAATTTCACCTTCACGATACATGGGCATAAACTCAACATTTGAATAATGCTTCGTCCTGCCTCTTTGATTACCTGCACCTCTAACAAAATAGAGTTTTTGTTGTTGTGTAGCCTTTGAGGCTTTATTTAGGTATTCTGCACTAGCGCCCTCAAGTTGACCAGGCGGTGCATTACGCACTTGTAAAGCATCCCTTTGCTGTCGAGCCATATAGTTATCAAGGAAGCCCTTGCTTATCTTTTCTTGTCCTGCAAGCTCATTCAATAGTTTTTGATTGGGTTCGTTGAAATTATCTAAAATATTAAGAATCCTAAGTTCACCTTCGGGTACGCCAGCTTTTTTGAAACCGTCAATCCACTCATCAATGCTTGCATTGTCAAGTTTTCCTATTTTACCAAAATGACCATGCAAGAAGTTTCTTGCTTTGGATTGCATAGCAATTGTCCCTGTGGGGTCAAGTTGATATGTTAGCTCTGGTGCAAATTTCTTTTGAAAAGGAATCACCTCTGGTAGTTCAACTTCATCAACTGCTTGTTGAACCTTGGGTGCTGAGAGTTGCAACGGTTCTCCAACAGGGGGTTGTTCGGCTTTAGTTGGAGTATCAAGTACTTTTGCACCAGATTTTGTTGCACCCCTAGCACCACGAAGGACTCTAAATAAGGGAACTAAGCTAATACCAGATAAGGCAGATAGGGATGTATTACCTAATGCACCTAGCAAATCATCTTCTTGTAGATTTTTCTTAGCTCGTGCACCAAACTCTCCAACCTCATAAACTGCAAGTGCATCACCCACACCTGGAGAGAGACTGACAGCTATCTGATCTACAATGGGTAGTTCTTCAAAGGTACGATACGCTTCACGCATCTTACCATCAGCTATCTTGGTACTAAGATCTGCTAGTATTTCTTTGCGTGCAGCCATGATTGGCCTTAAAGTTCAGATAGAGATGTGTCGATATTGTCTCTAGGCATCATTGTCTGTTTAAGACTATTGAGACTTTCTATCCTGTCTTGGATTTCCCTAGCACGCATACTTTCATTATTACGCAGTGCTATTTCAAGTGATTGATTAAGATTCTTAATTTCATTATCTATGGTAAATATCTGCGAAAATACAGGTCTTTCACTGAATCTTGGCTCATTGTCCATGCCTGCCATAAGTCTTGCTTTTTCATTCAGTGGTAGCATAGACTGCATTTGGGGCTCTGGGTCTGGCTCCATAGGCGGTAGCTCAACAGGCACACGATCTGGTCGTAATGGTTGTAAACTTTGTTGTGCAGGGGTGAATTGTTGTATCATCATTTCACGTCTATAGCCTTCACGAATTGCATCAAAATAGTTTGCAGGCACTTGTGCAATATCTTGAACAGATTGCGATACCTTAGCGATAGTATCTTGTATGCTTAAACCAGCTCTTGCTGCTGCTTTGCCTATATCTTCTGGTTCTTGGGTAAGCATTGTAGCTCCACCCATACCCGCAACAAAAGCAGGGGCTGTAACTTGTGGGGGTGGTGGTGGAGGGAGCATGCCCATCAGTCCTGGACGTTGTGGAATTGGTTTTGGTGTTTTATTGAGTACTTTTTCTGCAATTTTTTGTGCTCTGCTTGGTAAAGCTCTTGACGACATACTTGCTGCTCTTGCAGCTGCTATTAATGCTGGTACTTGAATTGCCATTATATACCGAACATCTCCCTAGCCATTTGTAGCTCTTCCATAGTAATACCAACTTCTTGCAGAAATGCTTCTATTTGTTCATCTGAAGCACCTTGAGATACCATTTGTTGTAGAATTTTTATAATTTGCATGAGGGCTTGTTTAGCCTCTTCTTGTTCTGAACCTGATATTTGGTCAAGATCTGATTGCATTTGAGCTGGCATTTGCTGACCCATCGGAGTCCCTTGGTCGGGCATCATCACAGGGTCTACCTGCATGTTCATCATTTCTTCTTCCATTCGGTACCTCGTAGATAAAATCTGATAGTAACATAAAACAGGAGACCATGACTAGCATTGTGCTACAAATGTATTTTGTTTGTGTTCGTTATTAAGCTTGTGTGTGTATATACTGCGTAGCACGTTTTTTGTCCCCCCCCTTACTTTTTGTAAGATTACCGACCGATAATGTGTGATCTAAAAGAATCCTAGACATAAAAAAAGGGACAACTAAGTCCCTTCTTTTCCTCCGATTATGTGGTTAATTAAATTTAGTTTACCTGTGTTGGAATTTCATCTAAGTCTTCTGTAAGACCAATCGTTAGACAAATAGTTTTCAAGGTTACACCACTTTCATCTTTATACCCATGCTTGATTAACATGGGTTGTAAGATTTCATTAGTAGAGCATTGCTTTTCAAAAGCAATTTTCTTTGCCTTTTCATATAGTTTTTGTGCAGTCATCAGTTAACCTCACTCGGGTCTGGCAACTGAACTACGTTATCAGCTTGAACATTGTCATCAAGCATTGGTCTCATTTCAGCATGAACGCCACCCTCTTGAATAACAGGTATGCCATTGATAATAAGAGTGCGACAATCAGATTCGATCGCTTGACCAATCACAACATCACCTTCTTCATTAAATATATTTACAACGATTTTCATATAGACCTCCTTATTGATCTAATAGTTAAAGAACTTATTATACTATGCAATGGATACATATTGTGAACTTTATTGAAATTAATTGATCTTTTTATGATCTAACACAGCTCCACCTAGACAGCGGCCCGTAGAGCTGGCAGCAATACCTGGTGCAGCTTTTTGTGTGTGTAAGTGCTTGTATGCATTGGCAGTCCGACCCGACCCGATAAAACTCACGCCCGACCCGACATAAGGAACACCAACACATACAAAGCTATTGTAATGATAAAGAGTGTATCCAACGTTTACCTCACACATTGATATAGTTCTTCAAAATAATCAATAATATATTGATAATCATATATTGGTTTGGTGTATTTGGTTGAACCCCAAAACCCTTGGACTTCTCTTGCATGAGTATCAAGCCAAATATTTGGCCCACCACCTGCAAGCAAGATCATCACATCTTCCAGATTCCCCTGTTGATCAACTACGTACTTAATACTGTATGCTTCATAAATATCCTCATCACTTTCATCTTCGTCTGTAAGATAAAATCTCATTTTACCTTTAATGACATCTTCTGCATAAGCATCAACCATTCTACGAAGCTGTAAATCGCAATCACTTAGTTTCTCATGTGTGTTATTCATTATTTTCTCCTACTTATAAAAGATCTATTGTAGCAGGTGGTTACAATATGTCAACCTGCACGGCTGTGTAGCGCCTGGTGCCTGAAGCAGCTTAGATCTATTATTGTGATTTGCTTGTGTGTGTTTCTCTACGCAGTAGCAAAGAAACCCGACTCCCGACTCCCGACATAAAAAAACCCGACCAATTGATCGGGTTAAAACTGTTTTTATTATTCTTTGTCCAACTCAATTTCTTGTATATAGACAAAAACTTATTCTACTACACAATAGATACAAAAAGCAACTCTTTTTTTTATTGATTGACGGGCTTTATGTCAGCTGCCCTGGTAGATCCTGCTGCTGTGATGTGTGTTAAACTGTGTGTGTATATAGCTAAAACAAGAGACAAACCCGAAATCCCGACATCCCGACATTTCCCGACCGATTATAGGGCTTTTTTCGTGCTTTTATTTTACGAAGGCGACTGAGTGCGGGGGGAGATGCGATTATTTCTCAAAATACCATCATATAAATATTTATTACTGTAAAACATAGCTACACTTAGTTTAGACATATAACTTGACATATTGGATACAGTTAGTATCATATAGACTTAGTTATCACATTTAATAAACGGAGGAAATATGGCAACTAGATCAAACATAGCTTACGAACAAGCTGACGGAAAAGTCATAGTCACTTACTGCCACTATGACGGTTATCCAGAATACAACGGCAGATTAATTAGTAAACACTACAACAACAAAGCTAAAGCAAAAGAGTTAGCTAACGTTGGTTATTTGAGTGGACTTAAATCAACTATTGCTGAATCAATAGAAGATAGAGTGCATCAAGATAAACCTAAAGTGTATGACAACATCAGACAGTATTTAAATGATGTAAATTGGGATATTGAATATGCATATATATATAGCAATGAGCAATGGTATATCTTAGACGATATGATGAAGGTAGATGATGATTACAAGATCATTGATCAAAACTTTAAACCAACACAGTTCAAACCATTGTGGTCAGTTCTGGCACGATTAGAGAAGGTGTCAGCATGATTAGGAAGTTTGAACAAGACGCTATAGTTAATGAAGTTATGTTAGGCATACATGAAACTATAGAAAAGACTATGAAACGTGCTAAACGTGAAAAAGATATTAAGAGTATGGAAAAAGTTGCTACATGGTACAAAAACATGGAGACAACCAAGAACACCATCACGGATAAACTTGCAGTAGCTTTATTAGACAAAGCGAATCAAGGCAGAATAGAACAAGTATTAACCCAGATTATGAAAGAGTTAGAGGTGTAGCATGAAACCAACAGACGCAGAAAATACTATTAAGAAACTTAAATATCCAAAACACTTACGCCATTTATCTTTAAAACGTTTAGAGATTCTGGCGAAAATATTTGCACCAAGAGGGGGAATTTTAAATGACTAAAGTAATAATAGAATTAGAATTTGATAATCACAAAAATAATTACGAAGTAAAGGATGCAGAAGTTTACAATTATTTACAAGAATTAATGGACAACGATTGTTTAAGCTATATTAAAAAAGAGGTGAATGATGAGTATTAAGGAATTAGGCAGCGCAGGATTTTCAGCTGATTTATCTGATGGTGTAATTACTATTAGACATTGTGAGTCCAATTCTATTCTAGCTGAATGGACTGCAAATACAGGAGATTGGGATATTTTATGGAAAACTATTAGAGATTTAGAGGAGGCAAACGAGGTAAATGATGAGTGAAAAGTTGAGCAAATATCATTGTGAATATTGTGGTGAGCAATATCCAGAAACGGAAGATGGAGACTTTACATTCATTGAAATTAACATAAGACCATACGACTTATTTTGTTGTGAATCTTGTGTTAATAATCATATACAAGATATAGAAAACTATAAGTGGTCAGATTGGGATGATGGCAAAGGTCTTGAAGATTTTTACAAAGATGAAATTAAAAATAATTGGACTGGATTTCCTTTTCAAATAGTATCAGCAGATAATTTACAAGTTATAGAGAGAAGAAAAATTACAGGGATAAATGATGAAAATTAAAACACCAAGAATAACACATAGCGAAGTATCTGATTGGGTTGATACTTTTGACGGCAACGATGCAACAGTTATTTTGACTGCGATTGCAAACAATGAACTTAATACCGAAGAAATGATTGATAGTATCTTAGCTTTTGCTGATGGAGAAACTAGCCAAGCAGAATTTTGGTATCAACAAATGTGGAGGAAAGAAGAATGAGCAGACCAATAACAATAGAAAGAATAAAAGATATTGCAGATGACATTATTGCAGATACAGAATGGGTCAATGATACTCATACTGAAGCTGAACACAATGGAATTGTAGATGGATTAAATAGATTAATAAAACATTTAGAGGAGGTAGAATGAGTACATATTATCGACCAAGTAAACCAATACCACTTGACGACATTAAAAACAATGAAGTCTTACAAGAGATTGGCTTTGAGATTACAAACCTGAAAGACAAGAAATACTTTTGTCATGAAGGACACTATATACATTTTCAGCTTAATGATAGTGACGAAGTAATAGATCTTTTTCGTTATGGTGGCAATAACGCAGATAAAATACTTATACCATTAGAGCAAATGTTTAAAGTAGAGTTTATATCGGAGTATGATCTTGGTTATGACGATCTGGCACACGCAGACACTTCTGTTCGTAGATTTAGTATCAAAGACGGACAGATTCATTTCCAAGAATGATTGATACTCTTTTCTATATCACTATTGCTTGTTATGTCGTATCTTATTTAGCTACACAACCAAGCGATAGTGATTGACTACTTTACGATTTATCTTTAACTTCTTCCAAGACTTCGCCCGGAGTTTTTTTATTCTCAATGCTTACTTCTACAATATTACCCATAAGCTGTTTTAACCTAGACTCAACTTCTTCCCGACTCATTTGATCTACTTTACCAAACTTTACTTCCTTCCGATCTACAATAAGGCCTCCGACCTTCAACAATGAGTTTTGAGCTGAGATTGCAGCATTAAATGACCCTGCTTCCATTGCCTTATCTCTAATGTCGTATAAATCTTGTACCGCCCGATCATAATTCAATTCATACTTCTTTTTAGCTTGATTCATCAAATAATTATATTCTTGCCTTATTAAAGGCTTATCCATAAGTTTATTAGCTGCTTGACGAGGATCTTTATACCCAGCTTTGTAGGCACATTCTACTAACGATAACCGAGGATTATTGACTGCGATCCAAATAAAATTACGCTGTCTACGATTAAGTTTCGTATCTAAATTGCAATATTCTATTGGGGCTTCTTCGTCAGCTGACAGGATTGGTGCATATTCTAATTTATTTTTTCTATGTCCCATGTTTGTTTCGCACTAGAGCTATATTTATATACTAGCTACCCCCACTTAACTCTATAGTGTTTTGAAAGGATACTTGAAGATCTATTACCTGGTCAAGTATTTTGTAAGTTTTTTACAGTATTTTTATCAAAGTCTTGTGACAAAAATGAAAAAAATAAAATAATCCCGAAAAGCCCATTCTTATCATGTTTTTTGCTGTCATATCTTTTTGACAATAATTGACAAAATTACCTTGGTATCGTTTTATCGGCATATTTAGCCAATAATTCTACTACTAAGTTTGCCACTTCTTGATCATCAAACTCATTATTTAGTTGTGAAATACAAAAACTAAGAGCAGCTAACACAATATTTAGTTTATCCTCACCCCGATATTCCATGTTTTGAAACATAACATCAAGACGTTCACAAACTTCGTGGAGTGTAGGTTTCCCCATCTTTTCTTTGATTGCTACCAATTTTGGCATATCGCATCATAACACGACATTTCATCAATATTCCATATTCTTATAAATATGCTTGATCACTTCAACCGTCCACCCATTGCCTAACATCTTGTATCGCTGGGTATTTGAAACATGATTTGTGTAGTTATCTGGAACTGTTTGCAGTCTCTCGCACTCTAACGGTGTTAGTTTTCTCCAAGTTAGATCTTCATTAACTGCAATACTATCTTTACTTACCGTTGTTATAGCATTTGACTTGTTATCTTTACGTAGCTCTAACATC